TAATCGTGTTTGCTGATATTCTGCCACCATCTATAACTGTTGTCCCAGATGACCCTAGATCAGATGCCTCAAGCGGTGTTATTGTTAACTTGTTAGCAGATATTGTTCCTGTTTGTAAGTTACCACCATGTATTGATGTAGATCCATTTGTTGATAAATCTGATCCAATTATCAAACCACCTGCTGAAATTAAACCAGTTACATCTATTTGTGCTGCATCAAGTTGTCCAGTAACAATAGAGTCTGCATCTATATCAACAGCATTTACTAAATCAGCAGTAAGAGACCCTATTTTAGCTGCCTCTATTGATCCGTTTTTAATCGTAGCCGTATCAATAAATACAGTCCCACCATCAACAATAAATGGAGACACCTGTCCACTTCCAGATGAAGGAACTATAGCAAACCTATCTGCCTGGAATACTACATTACTTGTTTGCTGACCATCAGGGGTTGTGCTGCTTTGTACCACGAAACCAGCTATATGACCGTTACTGTTTACTTGCATTACATAAGATGCTTCTGATTGACCTAAAGTATTTGTAGTAGTTTCTGCAAGCTGTAGCACGCCAGCATTTGTCCCAATAGTACAAGCACCACTAAATATGCTAGATGTTGTAGATGATGTGGCAGCACTGCCTACAACCTTGACTCGCAACTTTGTAGATGTAATTCTTGATACAACTTTGAATGTCCTGTTGAGTTGTTCTGCTGTTAAGCCGCCAACGGATGAAACACCTTTAAGGGACAAGAACACGCCAGATGTTACATCTGCATCTGTAATGTTGTGAGCAACAGCAGAGCCTGAAGCAAATGTCTGTATATTGATGTTTTTGTTGCTTAGTGTTTGTACTTTAGCGTCAAAAGTTACACCTATTTCTGAAGAAATAGCATTAATAGAGTTTGCATTTGCTGTAATTAAACCATCTCTTAAAGGTTGCCAAGCAGAACCATCCCATCTCTTTATTTCATTGTCATTGCTTGTATCAATCCATAAATCACCTATAGCATTTGCTGTTGGGGCAGAACCACCTACAAAGGTTTGATTAGAGGTTGGTGATAAAGCTACCCAGGTGCTTCCGTTCCATCTATATATTTTATTGTTATTGTCTGTTTCTATCCACAAATCACCTGTACGCAAGTCATTGTCTGTATTATTGGCTGGTTGCTCTGTGCCAACAAAAGATTTGTTTTTAGTATCTACTTTTGTTGTAAGTGCACTTATCGCATCTGCACTTGCTGTAACTCCACTATTTGAATCATTAACAGTAGACTCTAAAGCATCAATTCTTGATGCACTTGCAGATCCAGAACCAAATACTTCTGTCTGCAACACAGACACAGCATTAGCGTTTGCAGCAACACCTGTTTGACTATCATTAACAGTGCTTTGTAAGTTTTGAATTGCAGTTGAGTTTGAGGTTATAACTGAGTCTCTTACAGATTCCCAAGCACTGCCAGTATATCTATAAAGCTGATTATCATCAGTATCAATCCATAAGTCTCCTGCCGTTAATGTTCCGCTAGGTTCATTTGGTTGTTTAAAGTTAACAGGAATACTTGTTACCGTAGTGGTAAGAGAATCTAAATTACTAGCTGTTGCAGCTACACCAGTTGATGAATCGTTTACTGTATTCTCAAGGTTTGAAATTTTTTGACCCTGTGATGTAACCGTGCCATTAGTTGTGCTTAAGTTTGTTGTCAGAGTTTCAACAGCAGTTGCATTTGCAGATATCCTAGCATCTTCAATCGCTACAAAGGCTGAACCATTATATCGGTATTGTTTGTTTGTTAGGTTGCCGCTAGCGTCAGCATGGTTGGTATCAAACCAAATATCGCCTTCCTGTAAGGCAGAACCGTCAGGTCGTGCTGTGGGCTCATCATCCTGTGCAAAAACATGAAGACCGCTTGTATCTCCTACAGGAACCCAGTTTGAGTTTGTCGTTGCTGTGGCACGATAAAGCTTGTTGTTGTCATTAGAGTCAATCCACAAGTCTCCTATAGCAGTGGCTGTTGGTGCATTATCCTGAACAAATGTCCTTGCTTTAGTATCAACAGTTCCAGTCAGCTGTGTAATAGAACTATTCACATTAGTTATATCACCATCATTGTCTGTGATTTGTGTTTGTAAACCACTGATTGCTGAAGCTACTGTGCTTGAGGAGCTAAATCCAGTAATAGATCCTTGCAGTTCTGTAACATTTGTTGATAATGTGCTTATAGAGTTTCCTTGGTTTGTTACCGTTCCAGACAATGTGCTTATAGCATCCGCATTTGCCTGTAAGCCAGTAGTTGAATTTGTTATAGAAGCATTAAGAGATGTTATGTTCACAGATGTTGATATGTCAGCATTATCGCTGACACCAGCTACCAACAATATGTCAGACGCATTTTGCGATATAGCATTGCCATTTGATGTAATTTGAGTTTGTAAGGTTGTATCAGAAGAAGATGTAGATCCTGCTGTGGTAGCTGCAAAAGAACTTCCTGTATAAACATATAACTCATTTACATTTGGACTTGAGTCTGTATCTATCCATATGTCCCCTGTTTGCAAGGATGTGCCATCAGATCTCTGTGATGGCTCATCATCTGATCTAATTACCCTTGGTGTGTTTGTAGTAAGGTTTGAAACATTTGTTGAAGCTGTTGCAGCGAGTGTATTTATTGTCTCTAAGGTAGCTTGCAAAGTCCTTTGAGTGCCACTGATAGTAATATTCATATCAGTGTTAAGAGTGCTAAAACCAGGCAATAGTTTTATCTCTTCTGATAGCTGTGTCATTACTGCACCCACATCTACGGCTGTGCTTGCAGATGTGCCAGTCTCACTGTTGAATGGTCCTGCTTCATCATTTTTATTTACATGACGAACCCAATAATATTTAGTTGCTGCGTTACCAACCTGATGGCTAAATACTGATGCAGTAGTTTGTGCTAGAAATGTTCTTGAGGCAAAAGAATTAGAATTGCTGACAAATATTTCTGTATGAGAATGTCCAGCATAAGAAGGAAAGTCCCAAGATAGCAGTATGTTTTGGAAAGCACCTGAAGCCGAGAATCCAGTTGGTGCCGTGGGATTAGCTACGCCATCCTGTCTATCATCATCATCAATAACAAAATCAGAACCACCACCTGTAGGGTTGAAGTTTTGTTTAGCAATGCCTGCATCTATAAGATCCTGAAAGGTTACTGCTTTGTCTAATATGCTGCCCTTTTCACCTCTAAGTTGCTGTAAAGAGTCTAGAACAGACTGTGCAAATCTTTTGCCTTCAATACTAAAATCTCTTGGGACAGGGAAACTCCCACGGGCTTTGACATTCTTTTTTTTATTTTTTAAAAACTCATTTGCCACTAAGCTATCTCCTGTGGACTTTCATAAACGCAAACTTCGTTGATGATATCTGTTCCCTCCAGCTGTATTTCAAAAACTTTACCTCTATAACCACCTGGCAACCTAAAAGGGTCTGAGTTAGCTACAGTCTGCGTGTGTTTTAGAGAACCATCTGCGAAGAGTTTGAATGTAAGGGCGTTGTATGCTTCAGCATCAACTTTGGCAATGCCTGGTGATAAAGGTCTGTTGCTAAAAAACTCTTTTGATTTCCATAGATATGACCTTTTGGTTGTACCTCTAGCAAACTTTTTCAAAGTGCCATCAATCACTAAATAAAGCTCATCATTTTCTCTGTCATTGAACCCTGCCGTTGCATAAAAATTAAGATTTACAAAAGCATTTTTGCCACCTCTAGGATCAAAGATAAAACCTTTTTTAGTAGAGTTGTCTGAGCCGTCATAAGTGAAAGCTATATACTTACCTTCATATTCATATGCTTCTACATTGCTTGGATAATACTCTGTTTGCCATTGGTCTCTAGTAAGTATTTGTTCTGTAATAAGCTGTATGCCTGAGTTTGATGCTAAAACTAGACCATCAGGTGAAGAGTAAATAGCATACTCACCCATATCAACCAAGGATCTTTTATTGACGCATGGTAGGTTCGCATCTATTTCTACCATAGCCATAGCACTAGGATCGGTGCCAGATGCCATCAAAGGCTTGCCTTTTGTTGTTACTAGCAAACCAGAGGCTATAGATGCTATAGCAACTATGTCTTCTTGCGTTGTTAGTTGGTTAGCAAGTGGATAAGAGTGAGGCAGAAAAGACTCGCTGAAAAGCAAAGTATTACCTGAGAAACCTGCCGTAATACCATTTGGCATGGTTGTAATACCAAGCATCGGTCCGTCTGGGTGATCTGAAGTAGTATCATCTGGTGGTGCTAGATTGTCCGATGATTCTATTTCTTCCCCGAGAAGGTCGTCTGTAACTGCCTCTGTTGTTGTGCCAGCTGATGTACCAGCTACATCTTTGACAAATCTAAATACACCATTGATGTCAGTTCTATAAATTCTTCTTTTAGCTATTGAATAGTTACCTGAGGTCGCTGCTGGTAAAGTTAATGTAACTGTAGCTCCATTTTCTGCATCTACAATGTCTGCTGATGTTACTGCTGAGGGTGGTCCTTCTTCACCAAAAGTTGTTATTTCTGTATATAAATAAGCTCTAGAGCTAATGGCTGCACCGTCTGCTGCTGAAGTATTGTCTACGCTTGGTGCTGCTGTAAAAGCTGCTGGGGTGGGTAATCCAAGCCTAAATGACGCTGTTGGGTATGGTCCTGAACCAGATACGCCAGAAGATAAAGATGTATATTTAGGAAAATTACCAGACCCTGTAAAGTAAAATCTACCATGTGTATCTTCTTTAATAGGGCTTTTGATAACATCTACATCATCTGTGAAGGTAAACCACGAAGATGAGGTAGCTTTAAATATAGTCCTTGTAGTCGTTGATATGTGTGATGCTGGATGAGTATTGCCTGATTCAGAGGGATCATTTACATCTGTTGGTATGCCCTCTATTCTGCCTGAATCTAAAAAAACATTTTGTGCGTTTTGTGCCATATCCTCTGGCAACAAACGAGGAGATACTTTTTTACTAAGTCCCGTAAATGTTGTAAGTTTAAATCCAGCCACTCTAACCCTCTGTTGGTGTGAATATACCTGCCTCTATAAGTTTCTCCCTATTGAGCATATGTGCTGCTTCTATATCATCTTTTGATTGACCACTGTAAGCTACAGCAAGGTTTTGGTTTATCATCTCTTGGTTGAGATCTAAGTCATCTGCAACAATAACCCCTAACACTCTGCCAAACTTACCTTTTTTATCTAACTTAGTTTGTACTTTTACAAAGTCAGCCTGCTCAATTTTTTCAGACAAAAACGCTGAAGCTAGCTTGCCTCTAGCTTTTTCATCTAAATCTCTGGTTCTAGATTCAGGAGTATCCACCCCAAAAAGTCTAATTCTAGACTTAAATACAATGTCGAAACCTAAATCTATTTCAGCATCTACTGTATCTCCGTCAACAACTCTGGTAACGGTGCATCTATATTCATACATTATTTACTTCTTTTTTCTTTTTTTAACAGTTTTGTAAGCTTCATTCTTAGCAGTTGTAGGATCGTCAGCAATGTATCTGCCTTTCTTATCCCTTGTTCTAACCACTTCAGATTCAACCAAGCCCATCTTTGCTAACATATTACCAAACCAGCTCATTTGTCCTCCTTAGATTGAGAAGCTCCAAAATAAAAAGATATCACAGCACTAGCCAATCCACCTAAATATCCTAGAACTAAATTAATTAAAGCTTCACTATTTTGTTCTGGTGGCTGCAAGGTTACTAAAAATATGTAACCAAGGAAGCCTCCTAGTGTAGCTATGCCCATAATTCTTGTTGTCCAATCTTTTGAAAAATGTTTTCTTGCATCTTGTTTCTCTTGTGCCTCTAGCTTGTAAACATCAACATCAAGCTCTTTCATTTGTTTTTCAAAATCTTGCTCTGCTTTTTTAAGTTGTAACATTTGTTCTGGTGTTGCTTCAGCAATAGCTTTTTCTATAGACTTAGGGTTGTTTGGTACGCCAAGTGTTTCAGCTATTAGATTTGCTGCCATGCCACCCATAGGTCCACCGATTGCTGTGCCTAGTGTTGGAGCTACTGCACCAACTACATTTTTAAGTAAATTCTTTAATGCCATAATTATCCTTATATTGTATAAATAGCTAAAGGTTTGCTTTTACCCTTAACTTTTATGGGTTTAAGTAATTTTAAACTAAAATCAACACTTTTTGCAGTCTCATGCCCTATCAGTATGTCTTCACCAACTTCTTTAGTTGCAGACTCTAATCTTGCTGCAACATTAATTGCATCACCTATACCAGAAAAATCAAACCTAGTATCTGATCCCATGTTGCCAATAACAGCCTCACCAGAGTTCACGCCTATACCTATAGCTATTGGCTCTGGTAACTCTTTTTGTAGTTGTTTGATAGCGGTACGCATATCCTGGGCACAAGCTACAGCTCTTTCTTCATGGTTATCTAAATCTAATGGTGCGTTAAATATTGCCATACAGGCATCACCTATAAACTTATCTACCATACCTCCATGTGCTTGTATGCAAGTTACTTGAGCTGTTAAAACTTTATTCATTATCTCTGTTACTTGTTCTGGTTCTAGTTTTTCAGATAGATTTGTAAATCCTCTGACATCTGTAAATAAGAATGTGCAATATTTTTTCTCTCCCCCGAGTCTCAGCAGGTCAGGATTGTCTTGTAGTTGTTTTACTTGTCTTGGATCTAAATAATGTTCAAACTGTTTTTTAATCTGTTGACGCAATTTATACTGTTTTTGGTAGTTTAAATAGAAGGCAACCGTAGAAGTTATGATTTCTGAGACAAAAGTCCATGAAAAATCCAGTAAAACGCCTTTTTGAACGCTAAAAGCTCCTAAGAAGCCCGTAGAGAGCAGTAAAACTCCAAGCATACCTAGACCCTTCGTTATAGTCAGAAAATTGATTACAAGCCAAACTGAAGCGACAAAAATTGCGAAAATCAAAATTTCGGCTGCTAAGTGCCAATCTGGAATATATGGTGAGTCTTGAATCAAAATTGACTCAGATAATGCTGCTTGAATTTTGTGTGGCTCTAATAATCCAACTGGTGTTGCAACTTGTGGCATGATCCCACTAGCAGTAAAACCAACAAAAACATATCTACCTTTCACATCCATTTCTTCTAGAGTAGTTTGTTTGGTGTTTACCCAAGATATCCACTTTCTACCAAGCGTATCTGTTTTTGCTGGAGCTAATCCCTGGACAGTTATTTCTTCAATACCATTATCATTAGTTTTTATAATGTATGTGCTATTGCCTGCTAATACTTTCATAACCTCTGTGCCATAAGCAGAAACAAAACCATCTGGTGTTTTCATCATTAGCGGGACTCTTCTTACTAGATTATCAACTTCTGTTGGTGCAACAGCTATGCCTTGATTAGAACAGTTTTTAAGAATGTCTATGTTTTGCACAACGCCTGTAGAATAAATACCTGCATTGTTATTATTGCCAAGCACTACAGTTCCAGAAGTATCTGGATAGTTACCACTACCATCCTCAAACATTCCTATAACAGATCCACCGTAGCAAAGAGCTTCTGCAAATACTTCATCACCACCCAGCCTGTCTGGTTGGGGGAAAGAAAGAACCCAACCCACACCTAAAGCACCTTTTTGTAAAAGTTCTATATGTATCTCAGCTAGTCTTTGTCTTGGTAAAGGATATCCACCTTCTCGTGCTACATCCTCTTCAGTTATGTTTAATATGGTAAAAAAGCCAGACTCTTCTTTTTCTGGCACTAAGTAATCAAAAACTTTTAATTTAAGTATTTCTGTTGGCGTGCTTTGAAAGACAAGCGGTAGTCCTAGAACTATAAGTAATATGAATAGTACCCTGTTCATTAATCACTCTGGGTTATTTTAATAACACCACCAGATCCTCCGTTTATCTTAATGACTCTTGATATGCCATCTTGTATAAAGATAACAGTATAACTGCTGCTAGAATCTATATCTACTCTAGCAGTCTCACTTACACTACGCATAAGCGTAAGGGTTTGACCAGTAAGAAATGTTGTTACCTGTGTATCTGTGTCTTGTCCAAACTGTGTGCCTGTAATATTCACAGCACTTATATTAGATGCTAGCTGATCTTCTTCTTCCACAATAGCCAGAGCATCAATAACATCTAGCAAATCTTCAAGAAAATTTACATCAAGATAGTTTATATCTAGCTCTGTAAACTCTAAGGCATCTTCATCTAGATAATCTATATCTAGCTCTTCAAACTCAAGATAGTCTACATCTAATATGTTGCTAGATTTTTCCGTAGTGTTTTCTTCGGCAGATAAAGCAGTTTGTTTGGGTGGGCTGACAATAAGCATATTGTCTATTTGGGTAAGATCTAAATCTAGTATTACTGGGTTTGATGGTTCATTCTCAAAGACCGATACTGTAGTTGCTTCGTAGGGTTGGTTAAGGACCACAGAACCCGCAGCTGTAGTAACGACAATCTCACCGCTAGATAAACCATCAAGACCAGGCAGTAAAATAATGAGAGAACGCCCCAGCTCATCAACCGTGCAAGTAAAGTCTGTGCCTCTAATAGCAATATTAGCAGTTGGGGTTGATAGCTGAATATTCTGTTTATCAATTTTATTTAAAGCACCAGAAACAAATCTAACCGTACCAAGCCCAAAAGATATAGCCATCTTAGATTTAGAAGGATTGGGGTCAAAAACATATTCATTTATAGTAAGTCTTGAGTGTTCAGTTAGTCTAACGATGGAATCATCTAAAAAAGTAATAGCCATCCTGCCGTTAGAAGTTACGGCTTGATCGTCTTGTTTTATTTGGAAGTCAAGCTCCGCCACAAATGGTTCATCTCTAACCACCTGGGCAGAGCCATTGAGCTCCGAAACATTACCTACATCAACAGCTTGTTGCGGTTCCGCTATCGTCTTGAATGATGCACACGGTGCCATTAGAACCAGTGCTAAGTATCTTAAGCCAATCTGCTGCCAAAGTTGATGATTGCGTAATATCAAATGTTCTACTGCTTCCTGTTTGATCTAAATAAAAATAACCACCAGCGTATCCGCTTCCTGTAAAGTTGACTGTGTTTGAATCACCATCAACATCTACATAGTTGGTTGCTCCATCATAGTTTATATCAAAATCAAATGTATTGCTGTCGCCTTGCACTATCCAGTCAAGATCTAAAGTCTCTGAAAGAGCTGAAGTTCCTGTATCAAGTGTAAAGGTGTTGCTACTACCAGTAACATCAACATTGTAATTAGAGCTAGATATTCCATAAGTGTCATTAGGATCTGCTTGTATTGTGAAAGTATTACTATCACCATCAAACTCAAAAAATCCAGTTACATTATCACCATAGATATCGCCTAAGAATTTATTGGTATTACCGATTTGATTTATATCAAGCGTAAGATTTATGCCATCAAGATCTAACGGGGTCAGAGTACCTGCTACTGAATCTAAGCCACCAATAATGTTTGATGAGCCTAGTTGTTCCAAATCAATATTTGCATTTGCACCAGCCTGGCTGACATAGATTTCGTTATCAGCCCCGTATGTCGATGCACTCATCAGCATCACAAGGCTTATCAATTTCAATCTTTTCAAATTCATTTATACTCCAATAACCTTTAAGGTTTCCTTCTTTTATAGTTTGTAATACCGCTGTCTCTATTGCCGTCTGCAAAGCAATGTCTATTGATTCATTCCTTACTAAACCATTCTCTATCTCTACTAGCTCAGTGTCATCACTTATAAAGCGAAATACATCCTGATCTAAAGAGGCACTAAGTATGGTTTTTGTAACAAGTACCTCTAGTAATACTTTACCTGTGGTAACAGAAACTGTTCTTAAAGATACTGTAACAGTATCTCTACGAAACTGTCTGGACATACCGATTCCAAGATATCTGGCACCAGCACCGCCACTTTCAATATTACTCTCATAAGATATCACACCACCGTGCATTAGCAAACCAGCGAATACAAGGGCTGGTAATTTTTGTTCTTCCCCGAAGTCCTGGCGTGTGCTACGAATGATCTGGCGTTCTTTAGTAACATTGTCCAGTCCTACACGCTCAACAACTTCAAAAAAGCCTCCATGCCTAGATCCTGCGTGTTTAAGTGCTCTAATTAAATATGCATCTGGGGCTTGAGTTACAGCAGAACTAAAGGTTGCATAAGATGAGTTGCTTCTTCTTTGACCAGTTTGATCTGAAAAAGATCCTGTATATATAGCAACAACTGGCTTTTGACTGCTGATTAGTTTGACATCAGCTAGTGCTGGCACTAAAAGTGTGCCTACTTCTGCTCGTTCTACTCTTTCTAGTGGAGGTAAATTATTTTCTATTGGGTCAAAACTTAACGCACAACTAGAAAGTAAAATCACCGAAAGGAAGTTGAATAATAGTTTCTGTGCCATCTGCTTGGGTTATAGTCAAAGTTATAATGCCGTCTTCAATAGTGTAAGAAATTGTATTACCTTCTAACTCAAATGTGCCTTCTGTAGATGGTGTTTCGCCAAACATATTCTCAACAATCTGTCTTGATATCTGAGCGTATATACGGCTTTCTAAGTTTCTAATAAATCGGGCTAGTGTTGTGTTTTCTTTATCTCTTTTAAGTTGTTCTTGAAGAGCCTTGATCTCTTCCTTGATAGTCATTTTTCTAGTGTATTGCTGGTTCTCAATAGTTAGATAATGTGCTGAAGTGCCAATCCCACTAAAAGATGGAGACTTAAATTTATGTACCATTTCATCAGCAGAAGCTGATAAACATAATAATAATAAAAAACTAATCTTTCCTTTGGTCATCTCTATCCGCCTTAGCAATCTTATTGCTATCAATTAATTGTGGTACTCCTAGTATAGTTTTTATTAGTGTGTCTTGTCTAATGATCTCATTATCAAGACTTCTAATTCTATCTATCAATGCTACTAGGATACCATGTTGTGAGTCTAATTTCGTGCCTAGCCTTTCTTCTATCGCACTTATTTGTTGGGCAACTTTTTCATCTACAATATCTAACTTTGTTTCCATACCATCAACAATACGCATAATAAGTTTGTAGATAAACCAACCCAACCCAAGAGCTGCTGCTATCGGGAAACCCACTTGTTGAATTATTGTTACTATATCGTTCATATTCGCTTACGGTCCACCCCCACCAAAGCCGCCACCGCCACCAAATCCGCTAGTCTTGCTTGCAGTTAGACCTATAGTGTTTTCAGAAGATGGACCTTTTGTTGGCGTGCCACTAATACCTAGAGCCTTAAAACGAATAGTTAAACCACTTCCACTGAGCCCTCCTGCTGTATAGCTTCTTGACTGATTTGTGCTTGATACTGAAACATTCCAAACCGCATCTGAAAAACTTCCGTTATCACTTGAAGTAGATTGTTCTGCAATCGTGTGGTAAGTGCCTGAAGTCCAGGTAAAAGAACTTCCTCCAGATGTGCCATCACTGGGCTCTGCTCCGCCAGTTCCTGATCCACTTGATCCACTGAAACTACCAGACCAGTTAAGCTGTACCTGCACATCAGTAGGTGTTAAACCACCAGAATATGTCATGTTTACATAACTATAAGATGTGTTCTGTGAGTTACTTGAGTTTGCGTGTCTTATTCTTACCCTGTTGTCTTCTGGTTGAAAAGCAAAACCAAGCTGTGCTGAAGCAAAAGCACTACCAAAGCTTGTATTAGATCCTGTGATATCTCCCCACTGCTGAGGTATTGATATTATTGATCCCCATTCAAAGGTTGCAGCTGCCGTGCCGTGAAAATCTGAAAAGGATATTGCACCTGATGCAGGTATGCCTGTTTCACCTGACGGAATACTTATGCCGTCAGAGTAGCTACCATCTCTGTAGTATTCTGATAATGAGTGTGGTGTGCTACCGCCAAACTCTCCTGCTATGCTTCTGTTAGTTCCAGCGGCTGATCCTAATGATATTGCACCGCTAGATTCTATTGCCATTTATTATGACCAGATAGCACCGCAAATAGTTTGCACTAAAGCATCTTCACCTGAAACATCAGTTGCTGCACCACCATCTTCTACAAACTTAGATAAATTTACAACCTGTGTGCTTACAGAACCATCAAGGGCTGCATCTGCACCAGTTCCACCTAAAGTGTTGTTATAAACTACCATAACAGTAGGGTGTTTTGCATTTGCTGTTCTATCTGCTAAAGGATAAACCTCTACCCTTTGAACAGTTTTAGTATTACTTATTGCCATTATTAGCCTCCTTCAAAACTTTAATTTCTGACTTCATATATTCTATCTGATCTTGTTGCTCTTTAATAGCTTCTATTAGATAACCCACAAGGTTTCCATAAGCAACAGACTTTGTACCTTGTTCATCGTCTGCTGTTAAAACTAGCTCTGGTGCGATCTTTTCTATTTCTTGAGCTATCACACCACTTCCCTCTTTGCCATCTCTAATGTAGCTAACGCCTCGCATCTGTAAAGCTTTTTTGCCATCTAATGTTTGTATATTGTCCTTGAGTCTTTCATCTGAAAATGCTGTTACATCGCCTGAAAAAATTGCGTTTCCATCTTCTCGTAGGGTCATTCTATCTCCTACACCATTGAAGTGAACAATAAATGCAGCCATAGAATTGCTATTGTCATGAACAAGCCAAGGATAATTGGCATCTACACCCGATGCTGTATTTTTAATACCAATTAAATATCTTTGACCGCTTTGAAAAAAGCCAGGATATTGTGTTCCTGCTGACCCACCGACACCAAGACTTGCTATGTTTGAGAAATTTCTTGATGAATCAATAACACTTGTACCATTTATTTGATAAGCACCAGATATTAAGTTGAGATCTCCTCCATTTTTAAGTCTCATGCGTTCAGTAGAAGTATCTACTTTAAATCTAAAGTCATTTCTACTTTCTATTGCAGCAATTCCTGTAGTGTCTTTAAGTTGTAAAATAACTGCTGTATCTGTGCTTTCAAACCTTGAATTAATATTTGTGCTTCCTGAATTTACATGAAGTGAATGTGATGGCGATGAGGTGTTTAACCCAACCCTATTTAAGCCACCATCAACGAATAGCATGTGAGTATTGTCTGTTGACTCAACTCTAAAGTCTGCTGTTGTTCCATTTTCATTAAAAATTGTAGATGATCCTGCTGTTCCTCCATCGTGAATACCATCAGCTGTACCTAATCTTTGTATGTTTGTAAGGTTTCTTGATCCATCAATAAACTGAGTGCCATTTATAAAAAGACCATTGGTACTTCTAAAATGAATTGCAGTCCAATCTAAAGATGCGTCTGCACCTCCAACATAAAGTGCATATGCATTGTCTGTGGTTGGTCGTAGATAAGAAGCACTACGATTAAACTCTATACCATAACCTAGTAATGTCGCATGAGAACCATCATTATGGTGAGCTCTTACTTGTTTTGAAGTTGAACTATCTCCTACTGTTATGTTTCCACTATTGATATTTCCTGAAAAAGTAGCGTTTTGAGAAGTATCAAGTGTTAATGCTGTAGTTCCCGCAGGTTGTAAAAATATTGAACCACCAGAGGCTTCTGTTTTTAATACAAGACTTAACGCGTTTGTTTGTCTTATAGATGCATAATCTCCACCTGCTAAATCTCCATTAGAGGCATCAAACCATAAAACAGCATCGCCACTTCCTGTATTTTTAATAGCAGCAGCAGTATATGTGCTACTTGAACCAGTTATATTTAAACCAATTAAAGTTGTGCCAATACTATTTGTAATAGTGTTATTGTTTGAGATAGTTCCTATGTTTGTAAGGTTTCTTGAGGAATCTAAAACAGTTGTACCATTATGTGTAATACTATGACCTGAGTTAACATCTAATCCAGCTGCCGTAATTTTAGCTCTAACACTTCCATTAGTACCAAAATGTATTTCATGGTTTGATACTGTGTCAATACGAGCATGTTGTCCTGTATGAACATATAATCTTAGTTTAGAATCATCTGCATCTTCAAATAGATCCAAACGAGCATGACTAGTTCCAGAAATATTTAACCTTGCGTTCCAACTTCCATCATTACTTACTGCTCCTGTATTATTACCAATTTCATGGTAAGAACCTGTTCCAACAAATTTAGCAGCTGTTGCTGTTCCCACATCATCTAGGTTATTGCCTTTTAAATCAAGTTCAGCAGGTTTAAATTCATATTCCAATGAACCACTAAGAGATACACCTATCTCATTTGCCCCACTATCATAAAATCCGCTATCCCCATCTCCAACTTTAAATGCTGGACTTGCTGCACTTCCTAATCCTGAAAGGAATCTATCAGCTGTTACAAGACCACTTGCACCAATAGTTCCTATGTTTGTAAGGTTTCTTGAAGAAGAAATTACGCTTGTTCCGTTAACATATAAACCATTACTTGCATCAAAATATCCTGCATCATTAAATTGTGCTACTTGTGTAAAAGTAGATATTCCTGCTGAAGAAGAAGTTGTTCCATGTGTTTTGACAAACACATCAACAGTTCCACTTCCTCCACTCAACTGCTTCAAGATGAATTGACCTGCTGATGCATCTCCTGAATATATTGGAGTATATGTATTTAGTTCTGCACCATCATAACTGGTATTAATTGTTATTGCTGCTGTATTTGATTTATTCCTTCCATAGATATTTAGATAAGTTCCAAGTTTTATAAATCCATCACCACCTGAACTTGAGGGGATTGTTATATCATTAACACTTGTCAAACTATTGTTATTAAAGTCAACTCCTGAAGCATTAATACCTAAAACATTTGTATTATTTACAGCAAAATAATGGTTACTTCCTGTTGGCACATTGTAAAACCAAGTTCCTGCTGTACCATCGCCACCAATCCATCTATCACTTGCTGAACCTGTATTACCACTTGTACCCTCAACTGCTAAATAACCTGTTGCCTGTATAACGCCACTACTTGTAATAGCACCACTAGATATAGTTCCTGATAGATGAAGGTCTTTGAATCTATAAGATGAATGACCAATATCTACAACATTATCAATATCTGTACCTACACCATTTAAAGGAACAAGACCTGCTCCACCAAATCTAAATCCTTTACTATTACCATTTGTAGAATTATCATAAATTTTTGAACCATCTATTACTAAACGACTGTCAACAGTAATACTTGCTATGTTTGTAAGGTTTCTAGAGGCATCTATGACTGTGGTGCTTCCCATTTGAATATCACCATTATCTTTAATAACAAACTTCTGACTAACATTAGCATCTGCAACCATAAATAAATTACCTGCATCAGAATCATGTCCTAATAATGCTCCATAAGTACCACTTCCATCATCATGTAAATCTATCCATACTTGATTATCACCACTTTCAAATCTGCCAACAACATTAGTGCTTGCATGTTTTGCATGTATTGCAAACTCTGGTGCAGCAGTTCCTATTCCTAATTTTCCATCATGCGTGATGCGTAATCTTTCAGGAGGTGCTTCTGTTCCACTTGAATTTGTGGTATCGCTAGTGTGAAAGGTTAAATAACCTTTACCTTCTAATATCTGAGAATTAGCATCTGTGCCATCTCCTGCATGTGCGCCAATTCTTGCCTGTGGAACAACATTGGTGTTTGCATCTTTAAATTGGAAATCTATAAAAGTGTCTGGTGTAGAAATATCACTAGTAGAATTACCATTTTGTAAAGTAAGTAATGTTAAGTCATTAGCAGGTGCAGCATTGTTTGAAATATGAAGAGCACTATTTGGATTCTCTGATCCCATATTAATACCAACATGACCACTGCTTTGATCTAAAAATATTTGTCTAGTATTGCCATTTGTAAATATACTTATATCAGAATTTGTCGATGTCCTAATACTATTTTGGTCTAGTCTTAATATTTGTGCTCCACTAGCACCTTCCATTTGCACGATTGCATCACCTGAAGCTGGATCAACTTTGATTGTTGATGCTGTTGTAAGAGTTCCTGTAAAAGTTGTGTTTCCAGATGTGTCTATAGTTAATCTTCTTGTATCAGCAGTCTTAAGACTAAACGCATGACTTGTAACAGTTCCAAACTCCATATCTGTTGTAGCATCATTGTATTCAATAGCTGCAGCAACTGCTCCACCTGATCTTTTGAACTGTGCCAACTTGACATCTCCATTAGCACTATAGTTTCCTTGAACATCCATAACAGTTGTTCCTGCTCCTGCAACATTTAAAAGGAATTGACCACTTGAAGTTATTGCACCACTAGAGATAGTTCCAACTGAAGTAAAGTTTTTACTATTGAATTGAATATCAGAACCACCTGAGCTAATTGACAGATTATTACCCCCATCATTTGTAATACCTCCACGGGCTCTTAGAAGTCCAGTAAAATATGCTCCCTGACTAGAGTTTACAAAAAGGTAATTATTAGGTATGAGAACAACACCATCATTTCTAGCTCTAAATATTGCTGTACCAGAACTATTTTGAGCTCTAATTGAATCTGCTGAATTATCAGAAGTGCTTCCTGTTGAGGTTATTGCACCACTAGAGATAGTTCCTATGTTTGTGAGGTTTCTTGAACTATCAATAACTGTGGTTGTACCCATTTTTAGATTTGGAGTTCCAGAGCCAGATGCACCATTGAAGTTAATATTTGTGCCAGAGATTTCTACTGTATTTGCAGATGTTCCAATATATTCTGCACCAGTTCCGATACCACCATATAATCCAATCTTTGTTTTACTGTGTGCTGAATCAAGAAGGATTGCTTCTGATGTTCTAGAAAAATTAAGTTTTCCTGAGCCAAGATTTATGTCTGTGCTGTCATTTGGAATAGTTAAAGCAGTTCCACCATCTGTTTTTAAAACAACTGCATTTGTTCCATGAATTACTAAATCTGTTCCAGAGTCATTTATTGAGCCATAAGGTAAAATTAGATCATTATTTAAATTTAAATTACCTGAAGTATCAAACTTTCCTACATAACCATCATTAATAATAAAATTCAGACTCCCACTTGTTTGAGTTCCAATATTCATACCACTTCTAAAAGCAGTATTACCAACTGCACTTCCTGCTGTTCCAATCAAACCTGTAGGTGCTCCTGATCCAGAACCTTGAGTAAATCTTATTACATTATAAGAAGTTGTAGCTGTAGAGGTTGTATGAACCAAACCTGCATAAACAGTATGAGCTGCATTGATGTTAAAAAATCCACTTGAGGTTATAGCTCCACTAGAGATAGTTCCTATGTTTGTGAGGTTTTTTGAGCTGTCTATTACAGTTGTACCATTTATCTTAATATCATGACCAGACTGCAAGTTTAAAGCAGATCTTAATTCTACTTGTGCATCAGCTGTGCCTAGGTATAGTTTTGAGGCTGAGTGGTCTCTCCAAATAAAGTTTGTAACGCTGTCTGTTGTATCTTGTACAATAAAATCAATATCATTGTTTCTTATGTTTTGTATGTTCGTAATATTTTGAGATCCCATATTGAGAGCACCAGTCATGGTGCCACCTGCTAGTGGTAATTTTGTAGCAATGCTGTTTGTTACAGTTGTAGAGAAGTTTGCGTCATCTCCCAGGGCAGCAGCTAACTCATTTAGCGTGTTAAGAGTGCTTGGTGCGGAATCAGCTAAGTTAGCTATAGCAGTATCTGTATATGCAGTTGTTGCAACCTTAGTAGAGTTATCTCCTGCTGACTGAGTAGTGGCTGTTACTGTTGATGCTAAAGCACCTGAATAAGAGGTAGCTGATATAGTTGAATTAAAAGTGGCTGCACCTGCATCTGACATATCAAGGGTAAGAGCAGATATAGATGAGCTTCCATCTGTACCTTGAAAAATAATGTCTGAATCACCAGTAGGATTTTCGATGTAAACATTAGAGTTGTATTTGTATATGTCTAAATTTACAACACCACCATCTTGAAGTTTTATATTACCACCATCGGCATCAAGGAAAATATCTCCACCAACATCAACAGTTAAATTACCTGTATCATTTCTAAAAGTTCCATTAGAGCCATCATGTAGTATTCTCATATCAAGATCAGCACCAATAAATATTGTTCCACTATCTTGATTAAGAACTAAATTACCTGTTGATGTTACTGTTCCTACATCTAAACCACCTGAAACTGTTATGCCTGAAGAACTAATTATTAAAGGTGTTGTATCTAGACTTGATGAATTTGAAACTCTAAAATTTATATTTTGACCTGTTGTATTATGGTCTATAAAAGCACCACCACTTGATTTAAACCTTATATTGTTTTCAGCAAAGATAGAATCATTTGTACCAACTAAGACTTGTGAACTAGCATCTAATGTACCTGTAACATCTATACCTGAACTTGTTGTTCTTAATTTTTCAGAGTTATCAAAATATAACTCCACTCTATCATTAGTAAAAAATCTTGCTGTTGTTTCATCACCTGCACTATTTTTTAAACTAATTATTCCTTGTCCTAGTATATTTAAACCACCAGTACCATTTTCTTTAATATAACTATCAGAGCCATCGTGGAAAATCTGTAAATCATTACTAGCACCAAAAGTAGCTTTTACATTGTCATCAAATCTTATATTTTTTATTGCTCTTGAGTAACCTAAACCACCATCAAGCATAAAGTATGTCGTTAAACCACCACTTCCATTATCAGACTTAAATAAAATATCAGAATCATCCGCATTATTATTTATTTCTAAATGACCTACTGCATTTTGAATTACTGATTTAGTTCCATTGTGAAATATTTGTAAATCGTTATCTGCACCAAACTGAGCTTTAACATTGTCTGGGAAGGTTGTGCCGTTAGCATCTAGGTATGCTTCTATTTCATCGGTTATGGCAACGCCTGTTTGGGAGAAAAGACCAAGGATCCCAGCAGTTAATCTGAGTTGAGCTTCATCCCCTGTAGAAAATGATCTAGCTGTCGTACTTTCTTGGGCTCTGACAACAGTAAGAGTATTACCGCTTCTAGCAGTAACTTTTACTATTTCATTATTAGTACCATCATCAAAGGTAACAAAGAATATATCCGAACCTGTAAGACTAGGAAAGACATCACCATCGGATACAGTTATGGATGTCGCAGACGAGTTGATCCCTGATGCAAGCGTAGTTTTTGCATTGTTCTTAAAAACAACTGCCACAGATTCCTCCTATGTGATTAAGAAACTGTTACAGTCCAGGTTATTGTCATTGAGTCAGATGCACCTTTGTTTACAACTGAAAACACAGTTCTGCACAGCATAGTTCCTGATGAAGAGGCATTTAAAATACCAGCTTCAGTAATTGCAGCTGTTCCTGTTCCAGCACCAAAAGTAGCAACATAGACAACCTCATTATTATTTACTGTTGTTGATGTTAAGCTAACCCTAGCAGATTCACTGCCAAGAGTTGTATTGCCTGCTGCGGCTGCGGTAGAGCTTGTACCTATAGCCATATGGGACATAGCAGTTGCAGTAGCATCTTTCATTCTACTGGCTACATAGCCTTTACCAGCTGTTACAACGATATTATCAACTTCTTTTACAGTCTCACCATTAAGAGCTATATTGAGGTGCCCTTTAAGTTTTAAGTTATCGTTAATCATTTATTTCTCCTAGTTTAACGCATTTGAGTTTAAAGCAGAGGTGTTG